CCCCTGCCAGTAGCAGGGGACAATGCGGTATTTGACGCCTTTCGGGTTTTACCAGTGGCCGTCATTGACGTATGACGCATATTCGACATTGGTGCCCACTTCCAATGTCAGATCGCCATCGGTGAGTTCCCAGATGTTCCCTTGGGAGCCTTTCTCGAAGGACGCGAGCAGTTGGCGGGTGTCCATGACCTTCCGCCGGATGATCTCGTCCTGGAGGACTCTCAGGAACTCGTTACCCAGGCCCTCCAGGAAGAGCTCCATTTCGTGCCGAAAGTCGCCAGACGCGGCCTGTCCGATGCGGGCAAAGAACTCCCGAAATGCGGAGACGCCAACATCAACCGTCGCCATCAGAGATACCTCTGTGTGCCCTTCGCCACGACATAGACGAAGAGGTGGTGGCCGTGGATGTCGTGTGGAATCTCCGCGATGTACTCGCAGCCGTTCTTCCTGTCCACGATCTTGTCGTTGAGTCTCACGTCGGTGCCGGTGGGCAGGGCCAGCTTGATGCGAGACTCTTTGATGTTGGCCGGGGCGGTCTGCGAAATGGATGTGCTCTCGCTCTTAACCGCGAAATGGCAGGCCACAGAGAGCTCGTCCGGCTCCTTTGGATAGGAGAAGGAAGGCTGCTCGGTCAAGCCGTAGCCGGGGGATTCGTCGCCTTTTTGTGCGTGGTAGATGTCGCACAGATCGTTCAGGTAGTCTTCAAACGCCATGCTGGGCCCTCCTCACAGTACACGCATACGCATGGTAACAGTTCCGTTTGCTGCCGTGACGACATAATCATCCAGCAGGGCGGCCAGATCGAGATCGGTAACTTCGATGTCAGAGTGATCTGCCGAGTAGCTGTAATCGTCGAATGTTTCGGATTTCAGCACCTTGGAGGAGGTCAGAGCGGCGTTGTGGGCGTAGGCCTCGGCCAGCAGGATGCAGGCTGTCCGCACTCCCTCCGGCAGCTCTGCCATTTCCTCCAGGCCCTTGTTATGGGTGTAGGTGATGATGTACTGCTCCGCTCTGGAAATGTCCACGCTCAGCTTTGCGTCGCTGCGTTTGAGCACTTCCGGGGTTTCGGAGTAATCACGCACCTGCTGCGGGGTTATCCAGGGGCGTTTCGGCATGGCTTAGTCCTCCCCGAAGTCGGGCTGTGCATCATCCGCCGCCGGGACGGTGACGGTTTCTGCGGTAATGGCGGCCACAAGGTCGTCCTTCTTCATGCCCTTGGTAACGGCTACACCCAGATCACCGGCCAGCTTTTTCAGGTCTGTAATGGACAGGCTGTCCAGATAGCCCTTGTCGAAGTGCGCCGGAATGGAGCCATCCTCTGCCTCCTCGCCTGCCGCTGTCAGCAGAGCGGAGTCGGCCTTGGCTTCGTCCTCCTCAACCTCGATCAGATCAAAATAACCGCTGCGCACGGCAGCGGTCGCAATGTCCTTATCGTGGGTGTAGACGTTCGGCTCTTCCCTGGTTGCATTGACGATGCCGGTATAGGACATCGCCTTTTTCAGCTTGATGTGATACAGCATACTTCTCTCTGCCTTTCTGCCTTACTTAATGCCCTTGATGATGGCCGCTGCGTCCATTTCCTCGATGATGGGGTCGAAGTCGAAGTGGATAACGTAGAAACGCTTGTCCTTCATGATGGCTTCCTTGCCCTCGGTGGTCTTTCTGATCTTCATGCCGTAGGTGTTGACGACCACCAGATTCTTGGGGTCAGTCAGCAGAACGGAGTCGTCGCTGAGGGACGGGCACTCGACAACAGGAATCTTTGCGGGGCTGTTGTAGACAGACTCAGGCACCGCGCCGCCCTTCTCGGTGATCTGCTTCAGCAGATGCAGTTCCCACTCCTGCGCACGGTGCGGGCTCATGAGCCAGCGCAGCTTGCCGTTGTTGTATTTGTTCGGCATGGAGTGCAGCGTGTTGTAGAACATATCCAGGTTCATGCCGGTGTCGCCGGAAGCATCGACGACATGAGCGTTGTTCGTGAGCTGCTTAATCCAGCCGTCGTTGACCTTGAGGAAGTCTGCATCGCCGGTGGTGCAGAGAGTCTTCGCATCAGTGCCAGTCCACGCGCCTGCACTGTGCTGTGCAGTGAACTCGTAGACCTTGCCGCCGGTGGATACCAGATCGCCCTTGTTGAAGGTGTCGCTGGTGTTGAACGGCTTGACACCGGCAAACTTTTCGTCACCGTTCAGGCACAGGTCGATGTGGTCGATGCCGAGCTGGGTGGTCATAAGGTTGGTGATGATGGCTTCGAGGTTCTGGCCCTCGATATTCTCACGCAGCGTTTCCTCGGTGATCTCCCAGGGCAGGCGGACGTCGGTGCAGCTGTACTTGATGGAGCTGGTGTTGACGCCTGCACGATAGCCGTCGTCGTTGTCCTCGGTCTTCTCACGCAGGATACGGGAGGCGATGCCGATCTTGTCGATCTCGCCAGCCTTGGCGGTGCGCATTTCGTGACGAACCAGGTTGCCCAGGGTAGTGGCCTCGAAGGTCTGCTGAATGAATTTGCGGGCCTGCTCGTTGCTCAGGATGCCAGCGCCAGCACTGGGCGTAAAGTCGCCGGTGTTGATGGCGTTGCGAATGATGTCCTCGATAGAACGTGCCATGTGGTTTTCCTCCTTCTGTTCTTACAGGATGCCGTGCAGATAGTGCTGATCGGCGGATTTCTGAACGATGCCGGATGCGTCGTTCAGGTTGGTGGGGTTGGCGCGGGAGCCGCGCACCTCAGCGACGGACTTCTTCACGATAGCCTCAATGAAGCCCTCCAGGTCGGCCTTGGTGAGCTGCTGCTCCTGCTTCTGTTCCTGCTCCTGCTGGCCCAGGGCCTTTTTGATGGCAGCATCGACGGCCTTCTGGACAAAATCAGGGGTGATCTCCTCGTCCTCTGCCTTGGTGACGGCGGCGGGGGTCTGCTCGGTCTGCTGGCCCAGGGCCTTTGCAATAGCGTCCTGCACCAGCTTCTCAGCTTCGCTCTTAGTCATGGTTTTACCCTCCTTAGTGGTCTTGGTTTTCTTGGTGGTTTCTGCGGAATTGTCGTCACCGGGCTTCTTGCCGGTGTCGTCGGTGGTATCAGTCCCGGCGGCCTCGGAGTCGGTTTCGGGCTTCTCCGCGGGCTGCTTCTCAGTGCCCTTGTCGGCCTTCTTGCCCTTCTCCTCGCCGTCCTGCTGCTTGTCCTCCTCGGTGCCGGTTTCGCCGCCGGGTTTATCCTTCTCAGCGTCGGCGTCCGCAAGGAACGTACCCAGGTCGTCGTAGAGGTTCTGCAAGGCGGCCCGGTTCTTTGCGCTCAGGGTGCGCCCGGACTTCTCAATGCGGCCGGCCTCCGGGGTAGGCTTGCAGTCAAACAGCGACTTGGTGAGAGGCTGCGAAGCATCGGTCAACAGCTCGGTGATGATGCCGTTGAAGTCCTCCAGGGCCTCTTTGATCTTGCTCTCGTCGGTCTGGTAGGTATAAACGCCCGTATAGCCGTTGTAGCTGTACAGGCTGTTCCGCAGGGCGTCGAAGGCGTTCCAAAAGCTGGAACTGATATTCGCCTGCTTGTAACTGTCCGCGACCGCGCCTTTGGTAACGCGGCCTTTGGACTTCTTCACGGATGCTTCGCTCAATTCTGTATCCTCCTTAGAAAAGACTCCGAGGCCGCCCATAGACAACCCGGTGATCTCGCCCTTCTCGATGGACTGCCACAGATCGTCGTCTGTGATCTCGACGGTCATCAGCCATGTGCCCTCCTTGATGTCGGCACCGCCGATGTTGGAGTCAGATTTTGCAATCCAGCTCTCCACGACAGCGGTGCCATCGGCAGACACGAAATTGTGCTGGAGATCGACGCGGTTCCCATTCTTCGCAAACCAGTACGCGGCCTTTGCGATCTCGTCCGCGGTCATGTAATTGCCGTGGGCGTCCTCGACCATAGGCTCGTACACAACGCCTGTGACAAAATGAGACTCCGAGTCCGTCTTGATGATCTTGCCGTAGGTGGTGAAGGCTGCTTTCCCTTCCTCGTCCTTGACGATCAGGAATTGCCGCTTGTTCGCCGCCTTGTCAACCAGGGACACAAAAGAGATTCTTGCATCAGTGATTTCCTTTGCCTTTTTTACTTTTCTCGTCATGTGTTCACCTCCTTTCAGGGTTTCAGGCAATATAAAAAGCAGCGTCGCCGCTGCTCTTTATCAAGTATTAGGTTCTGCCGGGTCTTCGGTCGTTTCGTCCAGCTCTGCCGGAACCGAAACGAAAACATTCGGGCTGTCCAGAATGGCCTTGACCTCGGACAGATCAGTGCCGGGCAAAAGCTCCAGCTCCAGAGTGGTGGCTTCATCAACAGCATGGTGCAGGGTGTAGGACTTGACCATACCGGCCAGCTCCATGCCGTCCAGCTTGATGCTGGGATGCCCTACGCGGGCTTCGTCAATGGTAACGATCATTTCTAATCATCCTCGATTCCGGCTTTCGCCTTGTTCTGAGCATCGAGCTCGGCCTCCCAGTCGTCGTCCATTTCGTCGATCGCCTGCTGCTGGAGCTTTTGACGTTCCTCCAGAGGCAGGCCCAGAATCTCCATGTCAACAACGGGCTGCTCGATACAATGGCAGTTGATGCTCTCGGCTGCGGGAAGGCTCGTGTCCCGCGGGTACATGGGGTAATAGATCATGCCGTCCGCGCCGACCAGCTCGAAGGGCTGATCTTTGAGAACGACCTGACCGTCCATATCGACGTGATTCTGTCGAGGCTCGTTTCGGTAGTTGCCGGTGTGCCTCCACGACTTGCTCTCCACCGCCGGGGACTGCATATAGGCTTCGTGCTGGGCTACGCTGTGGGCCCGTAGAACCTCCGTAACGGCCACCTTGCGGGCCCTGTAATGCGATGTCCAATATTCGCCTTTGCCTTCCTTTTCCATGCCGGAGTTTATGAGATCGACACAGAGCTGCGATATGTTGCCACCGTTCTCGATCTCTTTTTTCAGCATGGCCTCCAGGTGCTCGGTACTCGTGGTCTTCATGAGCTCGGCCAGGTCGTCGCTCCAGGTTTCAATCCAGGCGGTCGTCCTCTTTGATACACGGTCGAGCTTCAAGCCCTTGTCGGTCTTTTTGAGGTAATAGGCTGCATACTCAGGGAGGAATTTCGAGAGCTGCGCGGAAAACGCCTTGCTCAGCTTGCCGGTGGCAGGCGTCGCAGCAGCTATCTCCGGGAGCCGCTTCTGGAGATCATCGAGGTTATCAGACGCCTTAGCTTCCCGAACGAAATAATCGGTTTCCTCGGTGAGTATGTCGGCCACGTCGTCCTCGATACCTTTCGCGTACTGGAGCGTCTTCTTAGGTTTCGCATAGCCTTCCTTTCCCAGCAGATCGGACAGGTCGTTGTCCGCCTTCTGGATGTAGTTGTCGATCGCCTTCACCAGCCGATCGCAGTAGCATGGCCTCATGATGAAACGCGTTTTCACTGTTTGTCCTCCTCCTGCTGCGCTTTGAGATCGAGCAGCAGGCCGCGGACTTCCTTCATAACGGCCACGACCTGATCGTTGTCGCCCTGGCCCTCCGCCTTCTTGATCTGCCCTTCGAGGGCCATTGTCAGGCCACTGAGGTCAAACCCGCCGCTGCTCTGGGACTGCGTGATGGCGAGCGGGACGTTGCCCCACTCTTCTTCGTAGTCGTCCGAAGCTTCGCCCAGGTACTTGTACAGGATTTCCTTCGCCTTGTTGGGTGTCAGGCCGCCCGCTGCGGTGGCCGCCGTCATGATCTTGCAGATGTCGTCCGGGTTGGAAATGTTGGGCTCCTGGAAGAACGCCTCGACGTATTGGAAGGCATAGCCGTTCAGCAGGCGGTTGTTGATCGCCCATGCGAGGCTCCTGCGCTCAGGCTGAAAAACCTGTTTCTCGGTCACTTCCTGCGCCGTCTGAGCGGTCGCGCGGTTGAAGTCCGTGGTGTAGCCAACATAGATGTCCGGCAGTAGGAAGGACGACTGAACCTTCTTTCGGTTGTTGTCCATATAGGTTTGGAACAGCTCGTCCTTCTGCAAGATGGAGGCCAGGTCTTTGACCTCGATCTTCGGTTTCTCGGCCTGATCGAAGTCGGTCTTGCCGTCGGAGGATTCCGTTTCCAGGACGATGAAGGCGTGCTGTCCAGCCTCGCCCTTGATGTCGTCCATGTACTTTGTCAGCTTCTCGTAGCTGTCATTCGTGAGCGTGCCGCCCTGAATCATAATCATCAAAGGCGTGTGTCTGCCATTGATGAAATAATTGTTGTTCAGGCGTTCCGCTCTCTGGCTGCCGTCAACGCCGAGAATCTGGCCCGTCCAGCGCACCTCGCCGTAAGGCTGGATGCCGATGGAGAACTCCAGAATCTCGTTGGCCTCATACTCGACGGGAAGTTCTTTCAGCTCTTCCGGCGTTGCGACGTATGCACCGTTGCGCCTGTCCATCACGCGGGGATCTCCGAACTCCTTGAAATACACGGTCTTGCCGCCGAGCTGCTGCCGGTATTTGCGGAACTTCTTCTTGCGTTCGATTGGAACGCCGTGGTTGTAATAGGTCGTGTCGATGTAGGGCTCCAGCGGAACCGTCTTCCTGACGGACGGCGTGTCGTGCAGGAACTCGATCTGCTGCACCTCGCTGTCCAGGTTACGAATGACCTCCAGATACGCGATGCCGTAGGTTTCGCGGGCCTCGATCAAGTCCTCGAAAACCTCTTTGGTGTCCTGATCGGTGTTCAGCAGCTCGATGATCTCGACCATGCGCTTGTACTCGGCCTCAGCCTCCGGGGTTTCCTCGATGTCCTCGATGTACCTCACCCCGATGCCGAAGCCTGCAATGTTGTCCTTGTAGGCTCGGATGCACTGAGGCAAGATCGTGGACTCGGCGGCCAGCTTATGCAGGCCTGCCAGCGGAGCAGGCGGCTCTATCCAGTCTCCTGCATTGTAGGCTTCCTGCTCTGATACCTGAGTAGGCCCCTCTGCCTTCTTGATGGGCTGGAGAGGCTGCGTCGGCTCGTGGGCCTTGATGATACGCGCCTGCACGGGGCGTGGTTTCTTGTTCGTTGCCAATGGGTTTTACTCCTTTCCTCCTGCCTTCTTAGGCGGCTTCGCCTTGGACGGCTTGACTGGCAGACAGAGTAAAAGCACACAGTCGCCTTCATCAGGGGAAGGCAGGCCGCGTGCTTTGACGTCCTTTTTGCTCTCAATGCGGAGCTTGCTCTGCTCAGATATTCCGTATTTACGGCCTGAGAGCTGAGCTGCCAGGTCTGCATCGTCCGGCAGAATGAGCTCGACGGGCTTCTCGCGCCCTTCGTCGTCGGTCGTCTGGAGCAGCTTCTTGACGATCGACATCATATAGGTGGTCGTGTCGTAGTAGTAGCGGTGGCGGATGCGCTCGCCGAACTTCACGGGAATAATGGATAACCACCAGAAGCGATCAGGGTCGCCGCGCTTGATCTCGCGCAGGCGGTCGGTCACGCCGCCGCCAACGCCGCCGTCGTCGATCTTGACGGGTATCGCGGTTTCGAGGTGGTACTTGTCCACCAGAGAGCATCCCAGCAGAGCGATCTCGTGCGCTGTCCGCACGGTGTCCTGGCCTCTGATCTTTTGATGGAAGAAAACTTTCTCGTTGACCTTGTACCCAATGATCGTCTTGTCGTCGCCGAAGCGGGCCACGTCGCAGCCGATGTGTACCGTCGGCTGTTCCGTCGGTTCCTGCCAGTCGGTCGCCATGCTCTTTTCGATCATACTCAGCGGGATGAAGACGTCCTTCTCCTGCTTCGGAAAATCACCGGCAACACGGACTCGGAACACATCGGAGTCCTCACCATACATGGTGCGGATGCGCTCGATGTACTCTTTCGACACACGGGGGCTATCCCGGTCGTCAACATGGATTGTGTGGTATTGGGTTCGGTTCTTGTGGTGGCTGTCATAGAAAAAGCCGGTCAGCTGCGTGGGGTTTCCGCACATCAGCAGCCGCGCTCCCTCGGTAGACAGAGCACCCAGAACAGGCTCGAAGACTTCATCATCGACACCGCTTGCCTCGTCGATGATGAACAGCATACTCTCAGAATGGAAGCCCTGCAAGGCGTCTGGGGTGTTCGCGGTACGGGCCACAGCAAACCATTCTTCCTTCGCTCCGTTCATGTAGACGCGCTCTTGCGTCCAGGTGATCTCCCGCTGCAAGGCGGGGTTGCTGCGGAGCCACTTCGATATTTCTGCCCAGAGGATGTCGTACAGCTGGTGCTGCGTGGGAGCAGTACAGGGAATCTTGGGATATGGCCGTGTGCAGATGAACCAGATCACGGCCCACGCCTCCACCGCGCTCTTCCCGATACCATGCCCGGAACGAACGGAAGTCATGGGATATTTGGCGAGGCTGTTCAAGATCGCCTTCTGGTTGACATCAGGTTTTGCTCCGATGATGTCCTCCACGAAGTCCACCGGATTGTCGATGTAGTATAAGATTGCGTCACTCGTCAGACCCTTCACCGTTACGCCTCCTCTCCCATGCCTCTGCAATGACATCCACCAGAGCGCTCTCTTTGTTCTCCGCCTCGATCTTGTGCTCGGTTTCTCTCACGATCTCGGCACGGCTCTCGCGCTCCAGCTTCGTGGCCTCCCTGAGCATCGAAACAAGCACTTTGGTGTTGATGCTCTCGGCGGGCGTCTTAGCAAGGGCCTCCAGAGCCTTCTCCTGCATTTTCAGAGCTATCCCTATATGGCGGTCATTCATCTTTCTGGCCTTTTTGACGGCCTCTGCGTGGGCTTTCCGTTGAAGGTCGGCGTCGTACTCAGCAGCACGCGCTACCCAACCGTAGGTGCTGCTCCACCTATCCATCAGCGTTTTACTCTTGCCCAACTGCTGAGCAACGGCCCGGAGGCTGCGGTCTGCCCCCAATCCAGCGTAGATCGTGAACGCCTCAAATGCCTTTGCGCTCTCGCCTTCCTGACGCTCCCACGGCTTTACGTCGCTACGCTTCGGCATTTTGTTCTCCCTCCTTTTGCGGGCGGGGCCGTTACTTAACGGCTATCCATCCGCAGAAGTTCAGGCAACGCCAAAACATATCCACCTTATTGAAGCCAGCAGTCCGCAGCATATCGACGTTCCACTCAGGTTTCAGCGGCGACAGCACATTCTCCAGGCTGCGCCGCTTGTCCATGATCTGCTCTTCCGAGTAGCCGTTCCTGCGCTTCATGTCGTAGTACAGCTCGACCATGAGATCATCCATGTTTTCGCTCACGATCTTTTCCACAAAAATGAAGGCCCCGCCGGGAGCGAGGCTTTCGTAGATGGCCGAGATCATGGTCTGCCGGTATGCCGTCGGCATGAACTGGAGGGACAGCACAGAGAGTACCAGACTCGCCGTGTCTTTCAATGGTAAATTTTCCCAGAGATTCCCTGCCCGGACTTCGACGCCAGGGTACTTGCTGAACCGCTCTTTGCTCGCCGCGGCCATCGCCGGGGAGTTGTCGATCAGCAGGAAGTCGTTTGTGTCCTTGAACCTCTCCACGAACGGTTCAACGGCCATGCCGGTGCTGCATCCTGCATCCACGATCAGGGTGTCCGGCTGCACGAAGCGCGTACCCAGCTCATGGGAGAGAGCCCGCATGGACTGGTAGTCCGGGATGCTGCGCTCCAGCATATTTTTGAAGCAGCGGGCCACTTCGTCGTTGAACTCCCACTTTTCGCCGGGTTTCACATTGTCTTTCACGGTGCTACCTCCTTATTCTCCGTGGGCGGCGGGAGCTTGATGCCCAGGCGGTGCTCGAACGCTTCACGCGCCCTTGCGGACAGGCCCATCTTGGTACCGTCCGGGTACGGCAGCTCGAACTCGAAGTCAATCGCAGCAGCCAGAGCCGCCGGGTCAACCTTCGGGTTCTCCGCCTCCAGATACCAGAATTTGCTTATGAGCTCCAGGCGGGTGATCTTTCCAAAGCAGGGGGTGAAGATTTCCCGCATTTCCGCTTCGGTGTGGCCCTTCTGCACCTTCGGATGTTCGCCCAAGTCGCCCAGAATGGTGTTGGGCTCATAGTCAAGGTCAAATGTCAGGGTCTTCTCAGCCGTGAGGAACTTCTTCTTTGTGTTCACGAACTGCGGGGCCTTATCGCTCTGGCACCAGCAGACCACCATACCGTCCCGGTAGCACAGGGCCGCCGCGATCACCGCGATCTGCTTCCGATCGGTCATGAAGGGCACGCTGTTGAACACGCTGGAGAGAAACACGCTGCTGTACGGCGTGCCCGCCTCCACTTCATCCAGGAACCGGCTTGCGATCTCCAGGCTCTTTTCCTTATGGATTTTGTCGCCCATCGTCACGAAGTACGGCTCGAAGGCGGACACATTGATGCCGGCCTTTCTGAGCGTCCGGGTGTTGCTGAGCTTTCCCGCGCCGAAGTCAACGACGCTGGAGCCATAATGCCGCTTCCAGGTTTCCAGGGCCGCGCCGTCCAGGATGCAGAAGTCCCGCCCGTTGTTCTTCGGGAAAACGCCCTTGAAAAATCCATCGCCCAGGGCTGCATTGCCCGCGGCGTCGGTTTCTCTTGTGTTCCGCTCCCGCATGAAGCTGTTGAAGCGGAGATCATCTGCATAGTTGGACTCCATGTCAAAATCCATAGACAGCAGATTCAGCATTGCCGACGCGAATGCTTCCTGCTCCTTCTTGATCTGGACGCAGGGAACGACCTTCCGGCTTGCCTCTGCTGCTGTCTGGAGGCGACCGATGCCGTTTATGACGTTGCCCTCCTCACCGATCACGATCGGCATGAAGGCTCTGATCTTCCGCTCCAGGGATTTTGCGAGCTGCTTTGTGTGGGCGTCGAAATTGCGGTGGTTCGCCTTTGCGAGCTTCACGGTGTCCACCCGGCGCAGTGCATAAACGCAAGGATAGGACTCCGGGCTGCCCGGTTCGATGTCGGGCAGGGCCTCCGTCATGGCCTGGATGTCCATTTCGTACAGACGCTTCTTGACGATCGCGCAAGTGTCCTGCTTCTGGAGGTCGTTCGTGGCCCGGTTGAACAGGACGTTGACTGCCTTCCGCTCGCCGAGCTCTTTTTCGCTGACGTACTCCACAGGGATTTTAGGGAAGCCCATGCGACGGGCGACGAGCTGCCGCTGGTGTCCGCTCAGAATTTCGCCGTGCTCGTCCGCGTAGATGGGCAGTAGGAAGCCGAGCTTGCGCAGGGACAGCTCCGCCAAGGCCAGACGCTTTTCGTCATTCCGGCGGGGGTTATACTCTGACGCCTTCACAGCGTCGATAGGAACCAGCTTAATCATTGTGCAGCAGCCTCCGTTTCAGCTCCTCCGCGATCTCTGCGCGGTCGAAAATACCTTTGTCCCGGATGCCGTCCAGGGTGCGGTTATAGCGGACGACCTCGACCTTGAAATGGAGGTGTCCAACTCTCACCAGGGTGGAGCCCAGTGCGGGCACGTCGTCCGCGTCCGCCTCCGGCTCCTCGTCCGGCTCTTCTTCGGCGTCTTCTTCCTCCAGGTCTTCCAGGTCGTCGGGTTCTTCCTGTTCTCCGACGTCCGGCTCCTGAACATCTTCAAGCTGCCGGTACAGACGTACCTCGTCAGCATCAAAGCCGGTTTCGTAGTCCAGCACATTGTCGTCCCGCAGCAGATCGCCTAGGGCGTCATTATCCCAGCGGCCTTCAATGCGGTTCAGGGACAGGCAGAGCTTCTTTTCCTTTTCCTCGTCGGGCTGGTCGATGATGGAGCAGAGCACTTCTTCCACGCCCATGTCACGCAGCACAGTGATTCTCTGGTTGCCGCCGATGCAGCGCATATTGTGGATGTTCACCACAGGCGGCTCAACCATGCCGTGCTGCTCCAGGCTCCGGCGCAGGGCTTCGTACTCGTCGCTACCCTTCACGATGTCCTCGCGGGGGTTGTACGGGGGAGGCACAATGTCCTTCAACTTCAAAACCCGGAACTCGGTCTTAAATTTCATCGAACATCCTCCTTCTCAGCTCCTCGCACACAAGCTCCTGCGTAAAGCCGACCTTCTCGCGGATGTCCGCCATCAGGTCTTCAAACTCCACCTCGGTGATCTTGAAGGAAAATTCACCGACCAGGCACTTGATGCCGTCTGTGGTGTCTTCCTTCTTGTCCTTCAGCTCCGGCTCGTCACCGTCCAGCTCGTCGCCGATCTCACCCAGGAGCTCGTCGATGTCCTTCTGCGTAAAGCCGGTAGATGCAAGGTTCTCCTGCTCCTCGATCAAGTCCTGGAGGAGTTCTGCCAGCTTGCCGTAGTCCCAATCGCCGTCCAGCTTGTTCAGGGCGATGCACAGGGCCTTCGCCTGGGCCTCGTCCATGTCCACGACCACCGCATTTGTTTCGGTTTCACCTTCCGCCAGCAGGACGCTGAGTCGCTGGTGTCCACCGATCAGGCAGTTGTCCCGGAGGTTCACGATCAGGGGCAGAACCAGGCCGTGCTCTTCGATGCTCGCGTCCAGGGCCTTGTACTCCTGATCTTTCGCCGTCAGCTCAACCCTGGGATTGTACGGGGCCGGTTTGATCTCCGACAGCTTAACAATTTTCGTTTCCACGCCTTTACTCCTTTTCTGTAAATTTTGCATGAAAAAAGCGGGGTGCTTTCGCACTCCGCTTTTCGTTGCCTATTCAGAACATTTTCAGTTGGAAGCATTCGGGCTCCTGAGCCATCACCGGCTGCGGGGTCAGACGCTTCTTCATGAACATATCGTAGGGAGCAGCCTCGATGCCGTAGCGTTTGTACATCGTCCGCGTCTTGGGGTTGCTCTCCACGGCGTAGTAGTGGGCTCCCTTCGGGCCGTCCTGCTCACCATGCTTGGGGAAAATCCAGTTTTTGAGGGCACGTTCCTTGAACACCGGCGGCTCACCGTTGATGTCATTGAAGTACCATTCATCCGGCTGCCAGCCGGTCTTCTTCTTGATGTTCTCCATCGTCTGCCGCATCTGGTAGTCCGGGCGGGCCGTCACGATGATAACGTAATCATCGCGGATAGCCTCGATCAGATCAGCGCGGTACTCCTCCGCGGCCATACGGCGGGTGAAGGGGCGAAGCAGCCGGGTGTCTGCCTGGTTGCCAACGAGGGTGTAGTTCAGGTCGAGTAAGCAAATATTTTTCATGGTTAGTTATCTCCTTTACATTGCTTCTGTAATAATTATACCACTTTTTGCACGTTCTGTCATAGGTTTTTGAAAAGATGGTGCATATTTTTTCAGCAATGAAGGGAGCCAACCGCCTGTCTACACTCTTTCATTGTGGAAGAGTATACCACAGATAAATTGCACCTGTCCATTGCACGATTTTTGCACCGGCAAATTGCACACCCTTATCTGAGGGCGTCCGCGCCGTAGAGCCACACCGCAAGCCGCTGTACAAGCCGTTTTCGGTTCCTCCAGACGGTCGAGGTGTCGCACGGAATGAGCTTTGCAACGTCCTCGTCTGGAAGGTTGTCGATGTACCGCCCAACGACGGTCTGATAATAGGCGTCGTCCTGAATGACCTCCAGGGCCCGCTCCATCGTATTGATCTCGTGCTCGTCCGCGGCGATCGTGGCCTGCATATCAGTCAGCACCGCTTCCCAGATTTCCTCTGGGGTCAGCCGCACGCCGGTCTTGATAAAACGGGTAATGCTCTTGCTGCGCTCCTTCGGTCCGTACTTCAAGAACTCCTCCAGCTTGTCCTTGTCCTCGGCCTGCTTCTGGAGTAGGGTCGGTAGGGCGTAAAGACGGCGTTCGGTCGCCTTGAACGCATCCTTCGCGGTGTGCCCTGCTGATACGCGACCGGCCTGCACAGCCTCTACGATGATCGCCCGAATATCCTCTGCTTTGTTCATTGGCTTCCGCCTCCTGATTTCTTCCGCCCCACCGGGGCTTTTACTTTTTGCCGGTCAAAATGCCCGCGATCTTCTCGCGGATGGTCTTCGGCTTCGCCTGCACCTTCGGCTCTACGGTGACTTCCTGCTTGCTGCGGCAGGCACAGCCGGTCGTCTGCTGCTTCTCCAGCACAGCAAGGCGGCGTTCCAACTGCCGGATGCGTTTATTCTCCCTCTTGCTCATTGCGTACCTCCTCCAGCTCTCTCACATAGCCCCAACTCTGAGGCGGGCGGGCGATCTCCACGGGCTCCATGCCAAACCTGGTATTTCGCAAGCCGGTGAGCTCCTGGAGCTTCCGGGGCCTGTCGTAAATCCTGAGATCAGAAATGCGCCAGCCATACAAGTCTTTCAAATCTGCATAACTCAGTCCGGGCTTCCATCCGGCATAGTCTTTGACTTGCGGTACTGTGAGACAGCTTCCAGCAATTGCAGATTCGATATCTTCTTTGACGACACAGTATTCAGGGCCAATGCGTCGGATGTCATCGCAAATGAACTCTCCAATGACACGCCCCTTTTTTTCTGGCCAGCCGCCACGGTTCCACGCGGCCACATTCCGGTTGAGGACATCCATAAACAGGCTGTCGCTCCCGGCCAAAGTGCAGTATATGTAGCACTTGAAGGGAGGTTCCAGCTTCGGCCTGGTCTTGCGAATTTCTACGGTCTTTTCGCCGCTGAGAATCTTCTCACACCACTCAGGCCGGATGCTCAGCAAAACGGCTTTACTCACTTTGCACCTCCCCGCCGTCCAGTGCGCCTTTGAGCTGTTCGAGCTTTTCGAGCACGATCTGCTGTACCTCTTCCGGCTTGCCGACGATCTCAACGAGCTGCGCCAGCATGATGTAAACGTCCGCGATTTCTTCCCTGACGCTCTCGTGGGCGACCTTGATCTTCGCACCGTTGCGGTAGTTGAAGGTTGTGGCCCGCTGGAGATTGCAGATTGCCTTCGTGAGCTCTGACATTTCCTTGATCGCCATTTGGAGCTGAGGGGCGGTGCCGTACCGATTGATCGCCCGCCGGATGGTATTCAGGCCATAATCAGGAATGGCCGGGATGCCTGCATCCTCGTACCATTTGAGTTTTTCCCGAAGGGTCGCATAGGCCCACAAGATCGTGTAGTGCTCCGCGATCAGGCCGTCGATGCTCTGCTTCGGGTCGTCGAAGAGGTGCTCGGTCAGGGTTTCGGAGAGCTCCATATCGTTGCAGTCCAGGTCGATGCTGCTGCCGTGACCCTTGACGAGCTTCCGCATATACTCGGTCAGTGCCATTTCAGGCTGCCGCAGCCACACCCAGCCGTCCTCGCTGACGTCGGTGAAGTTGAGGGCCGTCTGAAAATTGTCCACCGGGTTGTCGGTTGTCAGCCTCGGAACGCTCTTGATCTTCTGTTTATCCATCCTGCTCCTCCTTCTTTTCGAGCCGCAGGCAGCGGCCATCACGATACGCCATGCACCGCTCACCGCAGCAGCCGCCAAACCGATCTTTGAAGTTTTCCTCTGCGCGGTTTTCCGTGATGCGGGTACGCTGCCTTGTCAGAACCCGCCGGAACGGGCAAAATCTTGTTTCTTTGCTCATGAGTATTCCTCTCTTTCTGCGCTCTGGGCCTCCAGGCCCTCCAAAAACAACGGCACGCCCGGAGCACCGATCTTCACCCGGTATTGCTCCACATCGGCCGGCATGATGTACTTCCTGCCGAAATTGCCCTTCATGTCCCGCCATACCACCCAGGGGATGCGGTAGAAAGCCACGCTTCCGAACGAGCACAGAACGAAGGCTACGCCTCCATACTGCTGCGCACGCTCCAGGCGTTCGGCCTGATCTTTCGTCACGCGATCCTGCATCATCTTCCCGGAGTCCGTGTACTTTGCCTCGAAGTTCACGGCTCTGCCGCCCCACAGGAAGCCCTTGTAGTCGGCCTGTCCCTTGCCGGTATAGTGGGCAATGAACTTCCCGCCGCCCAGGTCTTTGGTGGGTTGCATCGGCTCAGGCGTCTTCTCGATGTCTGCAATCTGCCGCTCGCGGTAGAGATTGCAGGCCGCGCTTATCATCTGTTCAAAAAAGGCCCCCTGGCACCGGCTCACCTTGCCGCGGTAGCTCCGACGCAGGGCTTCTTGTTCACGATTCGTCATTCAGGTGTGATCTCCCTTCCTCTTCGGTGGCAAACACGCTCTTGCCCCATTCATCCAGCAGACGCAGGGTGAACGGCGTTTCCTCAACGATGCGGCGCGGCGTGACGACCTCTCCGAACAGAAAAATCTCTGCCTGCCGGACTCCGTAATGGCACGCGGGGTTCTCGCGGACTCTCCAGACCGCGGCTCCCAGCGGTACAGGAAGGTGGAGCAGTAGTCCGCGCTCCTCCTCTTCCCTGTACCGCCTCAGCTCTTCCCGATCTGCATCAGCCATCCGACACCTCCGCGCTCTTGATGAACCCGCGATCGACCGCGATGCTGCGAATCTTGCGGATGGTGGCGTCACTGACGCGCAGGCCGCTCGTGGTGCGGATGCTCAGGGTGTCCAGGAACTCGTTCACGATCTCCTCTTTGGACGGCGCAGAGGCCGCGCTGCGGGCCTCTCGCTCCCTTTCGAGCAGACTGTCCAGATACTCACAGATCTGGGCGTCGGTCATTTTGCGGAACTGGACGGCGCGGGCGTGCTGGGCACGCTCCAGGTCAGTCATTCGGCAGTTTTTCTTTTTCATTCTGGTTGTCCCTCCTGTTTGGTGGGGAGCTTCCAGGGCTCGATCATGGCCTATGGCCTCTCCCCATCCATCTTTCTTGTTCAAAAGCGTTCTTGCCAACATAGCAAGAGGCATTTTGTTCTTTCTCGCGGGTCTTCTCAGCGAGGTGGAATTTTCTCCACGCTGCATACTTCTCGCAAGAATCGTGACAGATCGGGTGCCGGTCGGCACAGTCTTTGCACGGGTTAGTCATTGTTCAGCATGGCCTCCAGGAAAAATTTCAAGTTTTCGTAGTTGTCGCTGAGCACCTTCTCGATCAGGCCAGAATCGCAGCAGGCGACGATGAACGCGTCCGAAAACGTCGTCTGCACACGGAACGGATTGCGCGACAGCTCCAGGGTACAGATTTTTTTGCCGCTGCTGACGGTGTAGGTCAGCCCGTACCCATCTGCATTTGCCCTGGCAGCCAGCTTCGCTACGGCTTCTTTGATGCTCATTTGTCCGCCTCCTTGAACGTGAACCAGCTCCAGTCGATGATCTTCCCACAGATCGGGCAGACCTCCGGCATATCGCCGGTTTCGTGATCGCACTCCAGCTCCGCGCCGCAGCTGCACAGCACGCGCCCGTCGCCGGTCATAGTGGCCCGCGCCCTGTCCGAGCCCGCGATCTTCACCGTGACGCCGAGCTCGGCTTCCAGCTCCTCGTAGAGCTTCACCAGATGCGAGCCATCGCCGCCGGGGATAGCCCTGCCGTGTTCGTCTAGGAAGATTTTGTCCGATGAAACAGAACGGCTCGCGTGCTTCTCGCCCGCCGTCAAGCTCAGGGTTATAGTCCCGTGCTCGACGTCGTAATCCCACGTCCAGCCAGCAACGCCGTTGGCGCAGGCCCGCCTCCTGAGCTCGTTTACAGCTTCATTCGCCGTCATTCTCGTTCACCTCCTTTATCACCCATACCTTGTGTTTCCCGTAGCCAGACCAGGCCAGCGCGTCCTCGTGCGTGCCGGACACAGCCACGTCCAGGTGCTTGCCCTGGATGCCAGAGCCCTTATCCTGCACCACGCGGACGCCGACGTCCTCGATGTAGAGCACCGTCCCGAACGGGAAGATCGACTGATCGGCGGCGACGGTCTGATCTGGAGTAAAGGGAGCACCACTCGCCGTGATGCCTTTCCCCTCCCCGCAGATGTGCGGGTACTTCTCGCCGCAATACGCGGTACACTCGAACTCTCCAGCGTCTACGAGCTCCAGGCCATCCGGCAGCGCGATCTCTGCTTCATCGGCGGCTTTCTGCAAGTCCTCGATCGTCTGTTCGTCCCGCATGGCCCGCGTCTGCCAGTTCTCCAGGCGGCACCTGTTGATGATCTGCTGGCCCTCCAGGTCGTCAATGCGGGCATCCTTCAAGCTGAGCTGTGCGCAGTTGACAGCCTCCAGGACGATCAGCAGGCCCAGGACAGCCTTCATTCTCCATCCCATTCAGCCACCGCCTTTTTGTCTGCCAGGTCGATACCCTCCGGGCACTCCCTGAGCAACTGATCTCCCCAAACGCCTTTGAGGTTGTCCTTCATGAACACTGGCACGCCCGCGGTCTTCGCATCGGCCACGATCGACTCTACCCACTCCCTCTTCGGCTGGTGGGCCTTGCTGCCGGGGCCCGTCATGGCACCGATGATGCACCAGCCCACCTTCTTGACGGCCTGAGCACCGACGCCCTCGAAGGGCTGGAGCAGCGGCTCCATGCTGACGAAGGTGTTGTGGTAGTCGCTCCACCAGAAAGAATCCTCCGGGCCGGTGATCGTCGAACCGTACCAGAAGTTCGGCTCCTCCGGCAAAATGCCCTTCCGGGCCAGCTCCATATACCGGCTCGGATTCTTCGTCAGGAACAGGTAGACGTGCTGCGGGGCCTCTTTGCAAGCCTCCAGCACTTCGGCGATCCACTCGTCCGGCACCCAGTCGCCGAACAGATCGGCCATGCTGCACACGAACACCACAGACGGAATCAGCCGCTTCCGCGGGTAGTCCATCATGTAGCGGTGGAACGTGGGCAGGAAGCCCATCGGATAGGGCGTGCTCCGAATGTACTTGCCGGACTCGTCCAGCAGCTTCACCGGTTTCTCGGACACGAAACATCCTGCTGCGCCCTTCGCCTCGCTCAACTGCTCGTCGGGCCACTCGCACGGGTGCGGCGCAAAACGGTCGATGAACCGGCGGGCATAACAATAGCTGCATCCGTTCCGGCAGCCCGTCACCGGGTTCCAGGTGTGAGTACACCACTCGATCTTACTCTTGTGCAGATTCATGGTTAGTTTCCTTTCCTGCCGCTTCCGCGCTGTCTTCCGAGTCCCGGAAGATGTCAGCCGCGGGCTGAACGGCAAACTTCTCTTTTGCGGGGGTCTTGGCGGCTTCCGCCTCGGCTGCCATGTCGAAGAGGCTGTACTGCTTCTCCATGAACTGCCGGTATTCCTCTTCCTCCCGCATCTTCTTCAAGCAGCAGGGCCCGTACCCATCCCGCAAGCCCTGTTCGCTTGTCAGGATGCCGCCGCACCTCTTGCAGCGGCGGGCCGGTACATTGAAAATGACGCCATCGTTCATTTCTTTTCCTCCGTGCCCTCCAGGTCAGGGGCCTTACATAACCCGCATTTGTCAGGGTCGTTCTTGCAACTGTTGTAGCAGCCCCGCCGACGAAACCCGCAGTCGGAACAGCAGACGCTCTTCCGACGCCGATCGCAGTAAAAGATCGTGCAGATGCGGGGCTTATTCTCACTCGGCATTTGGGCCTCCGTTCTCCGGCACGATCTTCCTCAGCGTGAGTGTGACCTCGCTGCCGTCGCCGGTCACCCACTTGTACTCCATGCTGTCCACACCGTCGATTTCCCGGATTGCCAGGAAATAGTCGCGGACAGCCTCGACCGCCTCAGTTGTAACACGATCTCTGTCTTTCCATTCGCCCTTGCTGTTGGTGATGCCGGCATAAATGCCGCCAATCCCAGCACTCACATGAAACCCAGGCATTTTGACGTCCTCCTCCGCCCAGCTCGACGCCTCCAGGCAGTCGATCACAAACCAGACCAGCAAGCCGCAGATCACAGCAACGGCCACCGGCACAACGATTTTGAAAAATATGAACTCGATCATGCTCCGCCTTCCTTTGTCACTCCGGCGGCAGCTCGTCGCCCCAGGCGTCCCATCCAGTCGCCCGCTGCCTCGCAAAAAGCTCGATTCTGGGTACGTCGCCCATCAAGGTTACGATGCGCTTCCGAACCTCGTCCGGCTTTACGCTGTGTGCCTGTATCGGCTCCTCGACAACTTGATGCACGGCATGGCTCTTGATCTGCTCTTTTGCCTTGAAGTCTGGTGTGATACCGAGCAGGCAAACCTCCGCGTTGGCGCGGGTATATGCTCCCATGCCCCAAAACGGGGTACCGCTCTTGCGGTTTTTCTTCACCCAGACAAAAGCTGCCGTCTTGTACTCGAACCCCCATGCCTGCATCACGCGTAGCGCATCCGGGATAGTCGGGAAGGTTGCCCACATAAACAAGGCGCAGCCCCCCCCCGCAAGCCTCTGAATCGGAAGTGCGCAGATGTCCTCAACCGCCATCGTGTGATAGTGCTGCACCGCGTTCCCGCGGCTCTTCGGGCCCGTCCCGCACTGGCGGTACGGCCACGGCGGGTCAGCATAGATAACGGAATAGGTCTTGTCAGGAAGATTCATCTTCGGCTCCCTTCATGCAGCTTTCACGCTTTTCGCCGCGGGACCGCGCATCGACTTCCGCAAGGGTTTCGATGTCGAACGAATCAAGCCCGCCGTGCTGGACGATCGCATTCAGGAGTTTTACCTCCTTCGCCAATTCAAGCAGCGTTCTTTTACCCGCCATTGACTTTGTTGCCTCATATAGAAGGTTGTTCAGAGAGATTATCTCCTTGCCGGTCAGTATGACCATTGCGAAGCCGCTCTCATTTTTTGCGTCGTCACGATGGACGAGTGAATGTATTCTCACTGTTTCCTCTCCTCCTCCCGAATAATTTCGAGATCGTAACCGCTCGCCACGAACCGCAGGCAGAGGTCGTGCTGGATGCCGTTGCCCAGGTAGGTGTAGATCAGCTCCATGTCGGCCTCCGTGAACTTCGTGTCCAGCAGCTTGTTGATGCCGTCCAGGTGTTCATCCTGGAGCTTGCGAGAGCACCCCTTGAACGCGTTCCGGGAGCAGTCCTCCAGGACAGCCGCCTTGAAGTCCCGCTCGTCGCGTACCTGATTCAGCATAATGTACGTGTTGGCCTTCGGGACCAGAATGAGCTCGTTGTGCATATTGACGAATGCTGCCGGGAAAGCTGCCCGGATTTTCCGGGCCCAGGGAGCGGCGAGCGCGTCGAACCTGTCGTCCGGCACATCCTCTTTGACCTCCGTACTGCCGATCGTCGGGGCCTGCAAGACCATTGCCATGATCTTTGAAACGATGATACCGGGCGGCTGTTTGAGCATCGAGCTCACCTCGGCCGCAATTTGCTCGTAGAGGGCAACTGCGTCGATCGGTCTTTCCTTAGCCATCTTCCTTGCCCTCCCCGGCCTCGATTTCCCATTCGGGCGGCGGATTGCGCAAGGCGCAACGCCCGGATTTATCAAATGCACATCCGCCGCAATTTTGGTCTTTGGACTCGCAGTAGGCTTTCAGCTTGGCCGCAATAGCAGCAGGGCTTGCAAAGATCGCGTCCCGGAGATCGTCGTCTGTTCCGATCTTGCTCAGAATCTCGCACGCCCTGTCCTGCTCCTCCTGGTTCGCACAGACGATCACAACGCTGTGGTCGCTCTCGTATGCCTGCCACTTGCCGTCCTCATTGCAGATCAGCACAAGTTCTTTACTCATTCGTCGCGTCCTCCATGATGAACCCGCATACGGGGCAGTAGTTCCATACCCACTTGTCGAAGTCGCTCTCAGGAATCATGCCACCGCAGTTGCTACACCGAATGGCAGGCTCCTTGTGGCTGTCGTCCGGCCCGTCCACAATGATAAAGGCCAGGTTCTCCGGCTTTTCCCACTTCGCGTGCCCGCGCAGGCTTTCGGGGTCAATGGTGGGCGCATCCTGAATCATCTGCGCAATAGCGTCGGCCATTCCGCTGTGCCTTCCGAGTGCGCTCCCATTCGTCAGCCCCATGCGGGACACGTCCTCGTACAGTGCGTTTGCGTCGATCGGTCGCTTATCCGTCATAGGGCACATCCTCCATCCTGAATCCACACATCGGGCAAAACGGCGTTTTGAGGCCGCACGGGTTCGCCTCGCCACATTCCGGGTTCGCGCAGCGCGTTGCAGGCGCAAACCACGAGCCGCTTTCCCCGGCACAGACCTCATAGGAGCCGGGAATTTCCTCCCAGTGTGCCACAGGCCGCAGCGTTTTCGGGTCAATGGTGGGCAGATTGCCCAGATCGGACAGCTCGTCGCTGATGCTCTCGCAATACAGGATGTCCGCAGTCTTCCCCTTGGCCTCTTCTTCGGCCAGGTCTTTTTTCAGATCAGCCTCCAGCTCGCCGACATCAGCCAACCGGATTATTTTATTTTCCTCAGCCATCTTCATCCACCTTTCTGCTCCCAATAAAGTCCGAAACACCATAGCTACCATCTGCGCAGCGGTGCATTTCATACATTGTGAGCGCGTCGTTCTCTTTCCACATCGGAGACATCCCACTTGCTCGCAAAACCTCATTCAGCGTGGATTGCTCCGCGACCTTTTTACTGCCCGTGCCGCAGTTGACGAAGACCTGCCCGCACAGACGGCACTTGTAAAGCATCTGGTAGGATTTAGCCATCCTTTTTGCCTCCGATCATCTCTGCATCTCCGTTCTCACGGGCTCGAACTCGTCGAACTCCGGGTAATACCGGGCCGCCTGCTGGACGGCCAGGTGTTCTGCCTCAGCTCCATTCGGAGCCTCGATGCCGCTCCAGCAATGGATGTCGGTGCCGCCTTCATTCCGGCACTCGACGATCACTCTGTACTTAGGCATGGCCTCGCCTCCTTTCCTCGATGTGTGTCTGCATCAGCTCATAGGCTCGCGCAGGGTCTTCCAACACGCTGTCTCGGCAGGCCCTCGCGGTCGCCCGCAATGTGAAGAGCTTGCAGTCGGTGGAGCATCCAGGCACACCATGCGTCATTTTGTCGCAGAGTGCCCGCCGCTGCTCCAGTAGCTCAGTGAGCTTCTTGTTACGCTTTTTCATGATCTCCGCCCCAATGTCCATTCTTGCGATCTTCTCGCCGGTATTCACTCTCTTCGATCTCGTTCAGGGTCTTGTACCCGTTGCGGCTCCAGACCTGGTAAATGCCGTTGACATAGCCCCAGTTGAGCTTGCCTTGCTCACGGGCTATGTCGAAGGCATGAGCCAAAATCTGCTTTTTTTCCTGTGGGAAGCTCATTGTCCAACTGCCATCCTCGTGCTTTTCCTGTACTCGGATGCGGTGGAACACTTGGCGGACGTCGTTCTGGTTCGGCTGCTGCCGCGGGAAGAACTCTTCCCAGAGCGTGAGCGTGATCTGCTGGAGCTCTTGTCCTAGGGCCTCGGTATAGCCGAAGTAGGTCGTGATGTCGTCCTTGACATCCCAGAGGAACGAGTCGGGGGCCTCCTGGCTCTCTTCCTCCGGCTGCTCGGTGGGCCCCTCCAGAGCCGCAACCGACAACATTTTGTAGACGCTTGGCTTTCCTTTGGCTCCGGCGATGAACTCCAGCAGTCCGCCGTCCACCAGCTCTTGACGGGCAGACAGCACAGTATGAGTTGAACCGACGTTCAGCAAACTTTTCAATCTGCCGTTGTCCAGTTGGAAGGTTTCGGGCCAGTGCAGGCGGTTCGCCGTGTCCATGAGCTTGTACCATAGGAGCTGCGCATTGTTGGAGAGCGGGTTCCGGCGCATTCGTTCTGCGAACGCATTCAATTCCGGCATATAATTCACGGCGAGCCCGCCCTCCTTTCGTCAAGCGCGTTCCTGCCGTTCATTCCATCGTAACCGTACTTCCGTTTTCTCCGCCAGTGACGATGATGTTCTGCGAGAACCGCGCCTTCATGGTCGGGTCGTGCGAGATCGCCAAAATCCGCATACCGGGGTTTCGGGTCGCCATGTTGGACAGAGCGTCCGCGTAGGCGTCCGTGCCGTCTGCATCCAGGAACGGCGGCTCGTCGATGAACAACATACCCAGCTGAACACCGGCGCGGCGGGCCTTCACGTCCGCAAGGCCCAGTGTGACGGCCAGGGCGATCTTGACCTTCTCGCCTCCGCTGTGGCTCTGGTACGGGCGGGTGCCGCCGCTGATCGTGTTTATCCAGACCTCCAGGCTGTTCACGATCTGCTTTGTGGACTTCTGCTCGCGCTCGGTACGGAAGTCCACCGCCATCCTGCCGCCGGTCATGGATGCCAGAATGTCGTTGCTCTGCCGCATGATCTCCGGCACGACGCCTCGAATAATCATGTACTGGATGCCGTCGATGCCGAACGCCTGAACCAGCGTGGTGTAGTCGTTCAGCTTCTCCGCGATCTCGGTCAGCTCAGAGCGAAGCCGGGTGATCTGCTCGGTCGCCTCGTCGATCATCTGGAGCTTTGCCTTGATCTCGCCGCGGCGGAGGATGCAGCACGACACAATGTCATTTGCGGGTGCAAGCCTCCTCTGGATGCTCTGCCATGCGTCGTAGGACACGGGCTTGATGCGCTCCCGGATGGAATATGCCTCCAGGTGGGCCGCGGCGCTCTGGCCGTTCAGCTCCTCAATCTCCCGGTTGAGCCGGTCGATCTGAGGTTTCAGGGCCTCCATTTTGGCGGCAGCAGCTTCACAAGCGGCCAGACGGTCGGCCATCCGCTCGTTGTCCTCGATCTGCTTCTGTGCCGCGTTGTACCGCTCGACCACATTCTGCATGGACTTTATCTGGCTGTTGAGCTCGGCTGCTTTCTGGAGCGCAGCGGCCTCCCGATCGGTGGCCGCCTGGATGTCGGCCTCGACCTTCTGGAGCGATGCCTCAGCAGCCGCAAGCCGCGGGGCAAGGTCGGCGAGGAGCCGTAGCGTTTCTTCTTCGGCGGCCAGGTGCAGCAGCTCGGTCGCCGGGTCGCCCAGGGCCTCGTCCGCTGTCTTGGCGTCGTTGTACACTTTCAGCAGCCTCTCATACTGGGCCTTGCGGTCTGCCTTGGTCTGCTCCAGCTCCTGCTCCAGAGCAGGAATAGACCGCTTCGCGTTGGTGGCGGAGATCAAGAACTTACACGTTGCAGTGTCCGGGTTCGGGCAGCCGCTCCCCTCCAGGCGGGCAGCCTCTTTGCGCAGGGCTTCCAGGTTGCTTTCCATGCCGCGGATAGTCACCCGGCTTTCTGCCAGGTGCGCGTCAACCGCAGCCTTCGCATCGCGGGCGGCCTGCGCGGTCTTTTTCTGCTCCAGCACGCGGGTCTGGACTTCCTTCCTCCGGGATGCCAGGGATTCAAAACTGGCTTGCGCCGCCTCGATCTCAGCCTTTCTCTTGACCGTTCCCTCGTACTCGCACCGGTAGGCCGTGAGCTCACCGATGGTGTCGTGGGCAGACTGCGCGTCGCTCTGCGCAGTCTTCATGTCGTGGAGGATAGCCGTCAGCTCATTCATCTTCGGAGTGAGCTCCTGGAGCTCAGAACGGGCGGTCTTGACGAGCTGGGCGGCGGTGCGAGCCATGTCCAGGCGGGCACCGTCGGCGGCTGCCGCGTCGTACTCGCTCTGGAGCCTCACTCCCTCGTCTGCCTTCTGGTTTCGCTTCCTGGTACACTCCTTGGCCTGGGAGGCCTTTTCATCGGCCTGCTTCTTGATCTCGGCGGCCAGGGCCTCGGCCTGTTCGAGGGCCTTCTGCTCCTGCTCCGCCTCCGCGATCGTCCGCTTGGCCTCTTCGATCTTCTCCACCTTGGCCGCGTCCTCGATCATGAGCTCTTCGCGCTTCTCAACCTGTTCAGTCAGGATGTCGATGCGGTCTTTGGTCGCCGCGATCTTCCTGCGCTGCTCCTTGGCTGCATCCTTGGCGATCTCCTCCATGCGGGAGTAGATGCCCAGGCCCAGCAGCGAGCTCAGAACCTCCATGCGCCGGTCGCTGTCCGCGTCCAGGAACAGGCCGTAGGCGTCCTGCCGAATGAGGGCGATCGAGCAAAATGTATCGCAGTCCATACCCAGCAGCCGCTCGATCTTCGTCTGAGTCAGCTTCATGGTGGTGTCGCTCTCGTCCGCCCAGGAACCAGCCTCCGGGTCGAGCCGCTGGAGGGCCAGCGTGCCGCGTCCGCTCTTCGTGCGGGTGCGGATAACGCGGTACTCCTGGCCGCCCATGCCGAAGGTGAATGTGATCGCGCCGCTCTTCGTACCGTCGCGCACCCAGCCGCCGATGTCCTCTTTGCGGGTGTGCTCATAGAGGCAGTCGGCGATCGCGTCCATGAACAGGGATGACTTGCCGACGCCGTTCTGACCGTTTACCATAGCCATGCGCACCGGTGAAAAATCAAATTCCGCCTCGGTGTAGCTGCGGTAGTTCTTGACCTCGATCTTGTGCGGGATGAAGGCTCCCGTGTGCTTCCCGTCGTCTCGGCCATCGTCCGCTATCTTGATGATCGGTTCCGCCAGGACTTTGAGCCGGTCGGCCTTGTCGCCGGTGATGTCGTTGTGCTCCAGCCAGCGGCCCAGGGCCTCAAACGGGCCGTCGTGTTCAGTGAGCTGATCTTTCGAGTCCAGCTCCTCCACGTCCTCCGGGACGATCTCGGCGACGTAGAACGCACCGTCGGCAGTCAACGTCTTCTGGATGTCGGCCCGGTTCAGAGCCTTTTCCTGCTCTGCCGTACAGGAATAGCGCACCCGGATGATCTTATCCCTTACGAGCTCCCCAAAGCTGACGCTCTGAGGGTCTGCAATGAACTGGGCCACGGTGTCCGGCGAGAGTCGCAACGTCATGTGTTCGCGCTCCGGCAGGCCGATGAAGCCGGACGCGACGGCGTTGCCGCCCATCATCGGCTGCAAGGTGTGCAGCCAAAAACCATGCTCCGTGCCCTCGTCGTTGAAATTCAACTGGTTCACGCTGCCGCAGTAATAGGCCGGGGTTTCGCTGGCAAGACGCTGGGGCTTGTGGATGTGCCCGAAACAGGCAAGGTCAACGCCTGCTGCGTCGATCGTGGAAGGCAGAATCACCACGTCCTGTCCCGCCAGGAAGGTGCTGCCGTTGTCCGCCTCGCTGCCGCTCACGGTGTAGTGGGCGGTCATGACGGCCGGGATGCTGTGATCGAGCTGCGTTGCAAGGCCCAGAATCGTGTCGTTTATGAGGGCTGTCGCGTTGCGGTTCTCCTGTTCCTTGTCCATGCCAGGGTAAAACAGGCGCAGGCGGGCTTTATCGAAGCCAGGAACAGCCATGATCTGCACCGGGCCTTCCTTGGTGTCCAGCTTCTCGACCGCGGGCGTGGTGTAGATGTGCAGATTGCTCAGGTTCTCGGTCGCCTTCTTAATGAGCTCGAAGGCACGGGGGTTGTCGTGGTTCATGGTGCCGAACAGCAGCACCACCTCGTCGCTGCACCCGCACAGCGGAATGACGAACTTCTCCAGGGCGTCGTTTACGTCGTCCAGAGCGGTGTCAGCCCAGACGCGGGAGCGGTTGAACAGATCGCCAGCGATGATCGAAACCTCCGGCTTGATGCTCTGCGCATCCTCCACGATTGCTTTCATGCAGCCGATCGTGTCCAGGCGGCGGAGGTTTTCGCCGTCTTTTGTGGGGCCTGCCAGGTCGCCCAGGTGGATGTCGCCGGTATGCAGTATCCTCATTTTCTGCCTCCTCTTGCCTTGCGCTGGCACTCGTTACACAGGATGCGTCCGAAAACCCTCTGACTGTACCCTGCAATGTCGTCCGGCGTCCAAACCGCGCCGTTCCGGGTGTTTACCGCCGTGATCTCTTTGCGGCAGTCTGCGCAGTAGATACCGGGCTGCGGCTGCTGATGCGGTGCGGGAGGCTCCTCGTAGTAGGGCTCCTGCCAGCCGGTGTCCGGCTCCTCGTAGTCCTCCGGCGGAGGCGGGGCCTCGTAGCCCTCGTCCTCGTAAGGCGGAACCTCTTCGGCCTGCTGAGCCGGAGGAAGGGCTGCCGGAGCCGGTGCTGCCGGAGTCTCGAACAAGAGGCCCATACTCTGCAAATAGCTCCCGGCCACGGCCTGCTTGATCTCCGGCGCGTCCAGATTCGGAACGACACGGGCCACGATGAACGGCTTTTTCAGATCTGGGAGCTTGTATGTACCGGCCAGCCCCAGGGCGGCGCGGATAGCACGCATGAAGGCTTTGCTCTCCGCCATCGCGGTGCGGTGCGGCAGGAACCTCCTGTACTGCTGCCCGGTTGCGCCGTCCTTCATGGAGGCAGCCTCCAGGGTGCAGTCGATCTCTTTCGTGGCCTTCATCAGCCGGAAGCCGCCGGACGGCTCAGGCACACGGATGGTGACGGTAACGGCGACGTCGTGGACGTGCTCGCAGTTGCCGCATACTCTGGGCTTGCCAGAGGCGCGGGCCATTTCGATGCACCGCTGGCAGCCTTCCGTTCTGCCGGGGGTCGTGTCCACGATGCTGATATTCGCGGCAGCGGCCAGCTTCATGCCGCCCACCTTCGTGATCGCAAACGCGCCGCTGGACTTTTCAAAATAGATGTCCTTGCTGGGCCCGCGGTTCGTGTTGTCCTGCCTGGTGTCCAGCTGCACCTCGGAAACGACGATGCGCTGGAGGTTGGACGCTGCCTGCATCGTAGTGACCGGCACCAGGACGTTATACCGATCTGTCGGGTACTTGTTGAGTTGGAGTACGCTCTCGTAGTTCATATTTGCTCCTTTCTCTTGACAAAAGAGCCTGGGTGTGATAATATGACATCGGTTAGTTATCAGGCACTTCTCGTTCAGGCATTTGGCGAGAGGTGCCTTCTCTTTTTCCCAGGCCTATGAGGATGATGTCGTTGATGCTCGCTTCAAGCTGCCGCAGGAACCGCAATGCCTCCTCGAAGTCCCTGCGCTCCGACTCGTCGATCGCGCCGTCGAAGGCGATCTCTTCCAGCCGGTCGGCCACGGCCTGCGCTTCCACGATCAGCCGCCGGATGCGCAGCGTTGCATGGGGAAGTGGAATGTCCGCCGCCGTCCAGCCCATCTTGCAGCCCACAGGGCACGTCGCGCAGTAGCGAAGCAGGATGTCCGGGCTCTTGTAGCTCTCGGCGTAGACCACCGCGTCCGCCGGGGTCAGATCAACTTCCCCGCGCTCATGCCGCCCGATGGTTTCCGGCGAGTACGGAACCGCGATAGACGCCGTGCCACGGCTGACATATCCAGCCTTTACTCTTGCCTCCCGCAGATACGCGGGAGGCTTTTTTGTTGCCATGATCGCCATGCTGTTGTCCCTCTCTTTCTGGTATTATTTTGGCAGAGGGAAGCACTTCTCCACCGGTGCCAGAGCCTTGATTCGCTTAGCTGCATACAGGGCGTTCTTCGTGAGCTGCCGCTGCCATGCGCCGACGGACGGGGCCCAGCGGAAGCCGTACTGTTTGAGCTCCTGCCGCAGATCGTCGTCCGGCTTGTCGTCGAAGATGATCTGGAGCCGGTTTGCGGATGTGTTCACAACCACCTCGCCGCCGTCAAAATCCCAGCCTGCCGGAGGCGGTTCGGTCTTCTGCTTGCGCAGCTCCTCGATACGGCCACGCAGCCGCCTGATCTCCGCATTCTGGTTGCTCAGGGTGTACGACTCGAAGGGCTTGTCCGAGAACCGCCAGGACGACTTCATGTCGGCCTTGATCTTCCTGATTACCTCCTCAGAGGCCAGCGTGCAGCCGTCCAGGGTGCCGTGCTTGCGGTAGTAGGCGTTAATGTCCTTCATCGTCTGCTGCGTCCGCTCCAGCCTTGCCAGCTTCTCCTCCAGCTTCTCAATGGCGTTCGGGTCGTCCGCGCTGATACCGCCCATGCCCACGCTCTCGATCTTCCGCAGCAAGCCCTGGATGTCCGCGTACTCACGCGCCAGGGTGTCGCGGCGGGCGTTCTGCTTTTCCTTCTTCGCAACCGGGAAATTTGCGCCGCCGGTAATGAGGATGGACGGGCACGCTGCCTCGTTGCGGTAGTAGTCGTTGTAGTAGTCCGCGAGCCGGTGTGCGTACCGATCGAGCAGGCCATCCAGCTTGTCATGGTGCATGGGGTCAACCTTGCCCTTCTGCTTCTCAGTCAGGGCAGCGGCCTTGTCCACCTCGGCACGGTAGGCAGCCGTCGCGCTGCCGGGTTTGTAGTCGCGGAACGAGTTGGCGTCGTTCGCACGCTTGGCGGTGTCCTCATTGATGGGATAGTACGTCATGATCTTCACCTCCTCAGCTCTGGCCCTTGCCGACGTAGACGAGCGGCCTGCCGCGCTGGGCGATCTCGCCGCGGAAGCAGTCGCCGCAGTACCTCCAGACATCCTCAGCCACCTTCGTGAAGGTTTCGTAGGTTGCCCGCCAGCAGTGGTTGTCCGGGTCGAAGCGATCACTGATCGGCTCGCCCATCTGGGAACAGTGGGCGGTCATGGATGCGGGCGGCAGGCAGTCGATCGCGTCGTCCACGACCTCCTCCGTCACATAGTCGCCGATCTTCGCCTGCTCGTAGCTGAACGACTCCCGGTCGTAAACCTTCTTGCCATCAAACATCTTTGCCATGTTGAGTCCTCCTCTCATTCATCAGCTCCGAAATCGTGGAGCTTCCAGCCTGTGAACACCAGGGCGGCAGCCGCCAGAACGACGTTGCCTGCGCCGGTTGTATGAATGCTCACACTCTGGGCAATCATAATACCCAGGTATAGCAGCACTACCGCGAGAAATGCCTGCATCAGCAGATGGGGCCATACAGCCCGCTTCTTGGCCTTCCGCTTCGGGCGGGGTGCCGCTTCCTGCTTGACGCTCAGGGTGAAACTTGTGCTCTCCATCGTGTTACCTCCTCATGCCCGACTCTTCTGCCGGGTGTCCACATCCAGGCCCAGCCGCTCGTTGAAGTACCGCTTGCTGACGCGGCCTTCAAACGTCAGCTTGCCTTGTGCCTCCAGCTCCTTGTTCATCTGCTTGATGATCTTGTAGCTCTTGCTCTGGGAAAAGCCCGTGATCCTCATGATGTCGTCCGAGAAATAGAACAGGTCGCGGGCGGTGTTGATCTTCGCCTTCGCTGCCACAATTACTCCTCCTTCCGGTAGTTCTGCATGAACTCCCGAACCACGGGAATGAGCTGGTGCCCAGCACAGCGGCCCGTGGTGGTTTCCACCAGCGTGGTGTACTTGACGCCTGCGCGCTCGGCCAGCTCCTTCACGGTCATGCCGGTCTGCGCGGTAAAGACGCGCACCTCGATGCCGAAGTCGGTCTTCGGTTTTGTGCGATTCGCAGTTTTCATTGTTTTTCTGCCTCCTTCGTACCTTAAAAATAAGGCTTATTTCTTGTGTTTTACTTCCCGGTGCGCTATACTGATACCGGGTGTTTACCGGCACGACGCCAGCTGAGCGCGTTCCGGCCTGCCCTCCAGCCTGGAGTTCGGGTCGAACTTGAGGCCGTCCCGGTAGCCCTTCTGTCTAGCTCCCAGGGCGTCCATGTCAACCTCGTTCCTGCCGATCGCCCTTGGCTTGCCCAGGCCGTCCGCCTCCTCGACGACGGCCTGGGGTGTCACCATGACGAGGCCCCATTCCTGGTGCTCCGCCTTCTGAGCCTTGAACGCATCCTGCAAGCCCTCGCAAAAGCCCCAGCCGTAGGCGTTCACCGCCTTGCGGTAGGTTCCGCGATCGTCCCAAGGGTTCCGCTTGATCTCGCGCTTGCATGTCGAAGCAATGCAGTCGTAGGCGTAGAGAAAAATCCTCTTGCAGATCTCGAAATCGTCCTCCAGGCCGATGAAGCCGATGGTCGCCGTCTTGTAGCCCTTGCGCTTCCGATTGATTGCGCGGCAACAGTAGTTGTCGGCTATCACCGCCGAGAGGGAGGCTGCCCAGGGGTTCGTCATGGCTGTACACTGGATGTCGGTGAAATCCTTGACGACCTTCTGGTTCTTCTGCTTCTGGCACTCCTCCGGGGTGAGCTTGTTCTTTGCCATCAGCTCGCGGGCCTTCAGGAGCGCAGCCTTGGCCTCCGCCTCGTTGGGGCTCTCTGCCAGGGCCAGCAGCTTTGCAATCTTGTCTTTGATGTCTGTCATGATCTTTACCGCCATTCGGGAACGTAGTCGCCGTAGCCGCGGGTGATGTAAGCATCCAGAACCGCGACGGCCTCCGGGTTGAGGATGAACTTGGAACGATCGGTCAGGAGCTCCTTCAACTGGGAGATCGTGGCCTCCGGGTAGGTTTCGTGTACCAGCACCAGAAAATCGTTGGTCGCAGTCGTGGAACCGGCGATCGGGCGGCTCCCGCGCTTCGACTTTGGCGCGAAGAACACGACATCCTTGTAGCCCTTCGGGTACTTAGGCATTGTGCTCCACCTCCTCCGCAGCCGGAATCTTGCACCGCTCCAGATCGAGCGGGGTCATGCAGTACGGGTCAACGCGCTTCCCTGTCCGCAGGACGACCGGGTCGTAGACCAGGCGGCGTTCGCTGTCCACCATGCAAACCAGGATGTCTTGATCGGGCTTCACGATCGGAGCGTTGGTGTACTCCAGCATCCGCTCGTAATCGCTGTAACTGAGGTTCGCTTTCAGAGCGACGCCTCCAGCGTCGAACGTCAGGACGTTCTCGTCCTTGAATGTACGGAGATAGCCGCGGACGAAATACGGCTCGCCGGTCGTAAACGTGCCGTTGTCGATTCTGACCGGCGCACCCACGACGCCGTAGAGATCGGTCTTGCTCAGGTCGATGCGGATAACGGGGTACTGGTTGAAGTTGATCGCCGCGGCGATCTTGGTTCTGTCGGAAAGCACCTTCATGGTTTAGACCTCCTGTCCTTCGTAGATGATCTGGTAGTCGAAAGCATCCGACATCGGCAGACCGGGCTCACCGTCCCGGTCGTTGCTGGATGCAGCATAGAGCTTGTCGTGCCGTTCCCGCGGCATCGAGCCGGGTTCCGTGTACTTCCAGACCGTTCCCAGTTCATCAACGAACACCTCACGGCTGAGGTCGTCCGTACCGATGAAGTGCAGGCTCCTCACGTTGCCGGAGAGTCGAGCGGCCACGGCTCGGAGGTGAGCCTCGGTTTTCAGCTCGCGCTTTACGTCCTGGCAGTCCTCACCGAAATGTAGCTTGTTCCACTCGATCGTCACGGACAGGTCGTCAGCCGCCTTGCGGAACCACTCAGCAACGAAGCTCTGGTCGATGTCGGTGCGAACCTCGATCTGGGCGTGCTCCTTGTTCCAGATGCGGGCCTGGGCAGCCTTGACGCGGTTGCTGACGTAGGCTTTGAGCGGCCAGAAGGCGGTCGCATACTTTGCGCTGGAGAGCTTGCCGGACTTGCCGATCATGTGCAAGCAGATGTCGCCGCCAATCCAGCCGGGGTCGCCAGGGATGTGCTCGACGAAGTAGAGGGCGTTGTCGTGCTTGAAGTAGGCGCCGGTGATCTCCACGATGTCCCCGGCCTTGATCTCCACGTTGTTCTTATCGGTCATGGTTAGTTATCTCCTCTCAGGTGCTTGTGGGTTTGCAGCCGGTCGGCTGCTCTTGTTGGCTCCCACGACCTACCCTGGCTGGCTTGCCAGGTGGTTTCGGCCTTCGCTAGACTGAGTCCAGTAGTCGAAATCCTTCAGAACCTTCTCGCGGTTCTTCGGGGTGTCCGGCAGATTATAGCCGGAACGGTTGCCTCCGACGAACAGCTCCCCTCTGTCGTTGATGCCGCAGGCAATACCCAGTACCTTGTCTTCCTTGAAGATCGTCATGGCTGTTACCTCCTCACTTCATCAGGATGTCGTACAGGCGGGCTTTCAGGTGGACGTTTTCGTTCTCCAGGGCCATGACACGGCTCGCGGAGCTCTCGACGCCCTCCTCCAGTTCCTTGATCCTGTCGGCTTGCATCTTGATGATGCTGTTCAGGTTGGCGATCTGCTCGTCCCTGCCGTCGATGTTCTTCTGCTTCTGGGCAACGGCCTCGGACAGTGCTTGCAAGCTGTCCGCCTGCTTGCGGTTCTCGACCAGGAGGCTGGCGACCTCCTTCTGTGCGTCCTCGGCCCTCGCCTTCATGCTGCACATGAAGTCGTTGCCGATGTTGTCCTCTGCCATATCAAGGCACCCGTCGAAGGCAGCTGCAATGTAGCTGTCCTGGCCCAGTCCCTTGATGATCTCGGCGATCTTGTCGAGTGCTTCGCGCTCCTGCTGCTTCGTTGCCATGTTCAGCCCTCCTTGTTCTGTGCGTTCTGCTCGATCTGGAGCAGTTCATCGTAAATCCGGTTGGCTTCCTCGCTGGTCAGGTTGTACTGCTCGATCAGGTCGGGAAGATCGCGGGCCCGCCAGCCGCCCTCGTACAGGGAGGCCGCGGAATACTGGGTGCCGTACTCCTCCTGGCCGCCGCAGCGGAGATCATCGCGCCAGCTCTCGTAATCGGCCTCCGTCATGTTCATCATCATGGCTTAGCCCTCCTTCTCGACACCCAGCAGCTCCAGGCTGCCATACACGCAGCCCTCGGTGATCTCACGGGCCTTCTTGCGAGCGGACGTGATGGACACGGCCTCGATCTTGCGGGTGGTCTGGTAGCCGCCGCTGCTCAGCTGGGGGTTGTGGCGGTAGTAGGTGGCGATGTAGGTCTTCATGGCTTTTCCTCCTCAGTAGCAAGCATGTGCGGTGTTGATGATGCTGCGAACCATCTTTTCGACAGCCTTGTCGAGCGGGCAGCTCAGGAACGGCAGCTCTTTGTCATTCACGATCTCGCTTTCGATTATCCAGCCGTGCTCGTCGCGGGCCTCAACCCAGCATCTGCCGTTTTCGTCTCCGAGCTTTACCGCAAACGACAGCTCTGCCTCATCGCAGTATTCGAGGTAGCTCCAGAAGATTCTAGCCTCGTTCTTGTTGATTCGTCTGACCGTCCACTCCCAGTTGGGGTCGTTCTGGTTGGCCTCGGCCACCAGGGATTGAATCAGGTTCTCGTGCTCGCGCAGATCAAACATAGCTCAGCCCTCCTTGACAAGCTGCACCATCTTGAAGATGCGAGCCCACTGCTCTTTGTTCATGCAGCCCCCGTTGTTCACGAACTCCTTAGCGAAACTGATCTCCTGCTCCATCTCGGCCTTGCTCATCTCATTCAGGTTTTTCATGGTTAGTTATCCTTTCTCTTGTTCCTTAATTCTTTGGCTTATCTTCTATAAGTATTATACCACATTTGGATAACAAATCAACATTTTT